TATTCTTATTGGCCCAGGTCTTTAGTGCTTCTGTTATCTTTTCTGTATCAAACCCTTCTGTAAAGCCTTTAATAAAAGCTCCACCTACGCTTTTGCCTTCCTGTACGGTAGCACTGACATCGATTCCTAATAGTGCAAGAAGCCCTGTTGTAATGCCAGAGCCTATTCCTTCACCTATCTTGCTTGCCTTCTCTGAAAGCCAGGCCTTCCCGGTTGAATTCCACCATTGGCTAAATGGTTCTGCAATTATTTTGTCCCATGAGATCTTCATTTTAGCTCCAAATGTTTGAGCATCTTTCCATTCTTGGGAGTTCGTCATTTTTCGTATTCTGCTTTGAAGATTTTCTATTTTCGACATAACCCATTTAGATATGTCTGCTCCTGCTTTTTTCCAGGCTTCTCCCCACGCCGCTACAGTTTCACTGTTCTCGTCCAACCATGTTGTTACTTTTTCGAGGCCCGGCTTGACTCCTTCCCATAATCCTTGCCCCCATGGTCTTAAAAGTCCGTTTTTGAAGGTATCACTTAAAGTTGAAATCATACCTTTTGCTGTCTTGGATTGGTTCTGCATCATGCCGCCGTAGCGCTTATCCATACCACGTAATAATGCATCGATTGCTTTTCCTGATTCGATACCTTCTTTACCGATATTGGCGACCTGGTTTGCGGTAAGCCCGAGCTCTTCCTGAAGTATTTGGTTGGCCGGTATTCCCATTTCCTGAAGCTGCAGGAGTTCTTCTGCTTGTACCCGGCCCTTTGCTTTCATCTGCCCGAGTGCCCTTGTGATTCTGTCGATTCCTTCTGATCCGGCTCCCAGACCGCTGGCAGCGTCACCGATGGTACTCAGTGTATTTAGGACATCCTTTGCGTCAAATCCAAATGCAAGAAGCAGCTTACTGCTGTTAATCAGCTCAGGGAATTCAAACGGTGTTTTGTTTGCAAAATCCGAGGCTTCCTTCATAAATTTGTCCGCTTTGTCAGCGCTTTTAAGCATAGTTGCAAATGCAATCTGCGTTTGCTCAAAATCGCCAGCGATATCCATCGGCTTGTATATACCTGCAAATGCGCCAGAGGCTCCAAGTATAGCACCTTGGATGGATGTCGCGAAGTTCCATATTGCCTTTAGCGGTGCCATTGCCTTGTCAATCACTTTAACAGTAAAGCTAAACGTCTTACCAGCTATGCTGCGTGCCTTGGATGAAACCTTGCCAATTACGCCTGATGCCTTATCCATGGCATCAAGAACAACCTGGTATTTGGTTCTATTCATCTGGTTCAGGCGTTCCTGCGTTTTTTGATTTGCTTTGTCAAATCCGTTCATTTTGCGTGTCGCCTGGGAGACGCCGGGGTCTGTATTGTCCTCGACTGTTATTGGTATAGAAATCCGAAATGTTTCAGCTGCCATTAGTCTTCCTCCTTTCTGTTTGATTCAGCTTCGAGCTGCACGCGCATAGAGGCTAACATAAAAGCTCGTACTCCTGGTGGTTTTGCCATAACCTCGTCCGGAGGCAGCCCCGTCCGCTGGAATATATGATGGAGCAGCGTGGCCGTTCCCCCGGCCTCAATTAGTTTTTTGCTACTTCCTCCGTAGTTGCTGTGTAACCACTGATTTTGTCCACGAGTTCGAGCACAGCATCCTTCTCGCCTGCTAGCAGTGTCTTTTCTATCAGGTCAATGCCGTTTAATACGTTGAGTTCCTTCCATGCGTCCTTGTTGTTCCAGATCTTCTCCCTGTCCTCATCTATGGTTGCCTGGTAAATCAGAGCGCTCCTATATCTCACACTGTTGGTATCCTCTGGAAACTTGATCCCTAGCTGCTTGTTGCGGACATACTTGGTGTTCTTCTCTTTGCACGTCTGATACTCTTCCTCGCTCAAAGGTCTAATATGAAACTTGATTAAAACGACGCCGTTTCTCACAATTTCTACCGGGTGTATATTGTCCTCCTCGGTCTTGTAGTTTGCTGCAGCCAGCAATCCTTTCAGAATATCATCTTCGTATGTGCGGAGCTGTCCTTTATTCTCCTCTTCGGTCAATTCGATTTCGTCTATCTTGGTCTTTTCAGTAGTCATTTTGTTATCCTCCTTAAAATAAAAATAGGCCGCCCATGGTGTTTTGCAGGACGGCCGTTGATTTAGTTGTATACCTGTGCGTTTCCAGCTTCTTAAGCCGTCAGCAAGCTCTGAAGCTCCGGTGGATCGTTAACAAAAAGGCTCCATGCCCTTTTGATTATGTCTCCTACGGATAGGTTCTGCAGATCGATTGTTCCGCTCGGCACGCATTGTCTGTAAATCATACGCTGCTGGCTGCCGTTGCGACCATTAACCACACCTTGGAAGTTCCAGGATGGCATCACACCAGATTTCATGGCTGCAAACAATTCAGAAATGAACTGCTCGTCTGAAATCACCGTTTCAGTGAATGTTAGGGTTACACCATAAGACTGGAATACTTCGTGCTCCTGTGCATCGCCTAAAGGCTGATATTTTGCGTTTGTCACGTTGACCTGGGTCTGGAATGTCTCAACTGTTGCCAGCATGACACCCTGGTCATTGAAAAGAGCACCGTCTTTGCCGGTAAGCACTTTTCTTGTATCTATTGGTGAACTATTATTAAACATGCATTATCCTCCTCTCTTACGCCGCTGGCGCAAATCTAAACCTGAATGTCAGGTATGCTTTTTCGATGCTGTCGATATCATCGACAGCTATAATGAACCATGCGCTGTCGCCTGCAGGCGGATTGTTTTTATCTTCATAGACCGTTCCACCTTCCAGTAGCTTCTTTTCACCGATCATTGTATTAACAACGCCCTGGGCTGCTGCGATGAATGCTGCTCTACCGTCGCTGTCGTTGTTCACCTTGCCGACAAGCGGGTCGGTGGTTGCCACAATTCTGTCCATAAGCTCAAACCTAGTCTTGGTTCTGCGGATTTTCTTCCACCCTGCATCCTGATTTCCACTTGGTGTGATTAGGGTATTAATAGCGCTCTCAATCCAAATTTGATCGCTTGCATTCACGGTTAGAACGATGCATCCTTTGGCCAGTGCTTTTTCGATTTGACTGTTTGTCAGCGGTTCTGCGAGGCTTGTGAACCCGCTTACTACTGTGTGAGTTAGGCTTGTATTTGAAGCTACGGCTGCAATCATGCCTCCGATTCTTGCTGCCAGTTTATACCCATCGTAAAGTTTATCGCTGATGTCATATGCTGGGTTCAAGACATAGTGCATTTTCTCGTCGTTAAACGCTGCTGCATGATCCATCCTAGTGTCAAGCTCTACTTCCTTTGTCTCTGCAATGCAGGCCATTGGTGTAGCTCCTGCGAGGTAAATCCTCTGAATGAAAGGCTGAACCAGCGCATGCACTGTGGTTTCCTCCGTGTCGACGCACAAAACATTCCATTTCCCTGCTTCCAGGATGTTAAATGCTGTGCTATATTCGGCGGTTGTTACATTCGGGTTTGTACCTGATGTCATTGTGGATTGTGCTACG